AATATATTAAATACTACAAATGCAGGAACAGCATCTGTTGGTGAAGTAAATGGCGGTTCAGTATTTTTTGCCGGCGGTGGCGGTGGTGGATTTATGGATTACGGTCAAACCATTCCTTCAAATAGAGGTGGTGATGGTGGTACAGGCGGCGGCGGTAATGGTGGTGGTGGTCCATCATCAATAACATTTGCAGCAGCAGCAGGAACCGTAAACACAGGAGGTGCTGCAGGTGGTGCTGGAGCTAATGTTAGTACTGGTTCAAAAGCAGGAGGCTCAGGTGTTGTAATATTAAGATACCCTTCAAGCTTTACATTAACAGCAGGAGCAGGATTAACACAATCATCAGGATCTCCTTTTACAGAAAGTGGATCTAAAATATCTGTATTTACAGCAGGAACAGGAAATATATCATTTTCTTAAAAAATAAAAAATGGCATTAACAAAAGTAACACATAACGTTTTATCAAATAGGTATACAGCAAGTGTGGCAATATCAACATTAACTGGCACAGTATCTTTTAATTGTGCTAATGGTTCTGTATTTAAATTAAGTGGTGATTTAACTGGAGCATATACTATTAGTTTAACTGGATATGTAAAAGGTCAAATAATGACTATATATCCTTTAAAAGCTCAATCAATTACATTAGCTGCACAAGGAAGTAGTACAAATACTTTTAATAAAATTGGTGGAGTAGATTATGACAATACAGGTTACAATATTTTACAAATAGAATGCGTAGATGATTCTTCTACAGATCCAGTATTTATGTATAGTATAGCAACATATGTAAGTGATAATACTCCTTAAACATGTTAAGAAGAAAAATTTTAGCTCCAAGATCTTACGCTCCCTCAGGATATACATTTAATTTTCTTATGGTAGCAGGTGGTGCTGGAGGTGGTGGTGGTGCTACAAATGCTGGAGGTGGTGGTGGCGGTGGCGCTGGCGCAGCGTATGAAGCAACAAGCGGTACAATAGCAGTAGGAACAGTATTAGGAATAACAATAGGTGCTGGTAGTGCTGGAGGTCCAAATAGTTATACAAATGGATTAACATCAAATGGAGGAGATACTGTTATTACAAATATTGATGGAAGTGGCGGTAATTATACTGTGGATGGTGGTGGTGGCGCTGCAACAGGAAATCAAGGACCTGCTGGTGGAAACGGAGGCTGTGGTGGAGGTGGTCATGCAAATTTTGGTGGTGGCTCTGCTACAGGATTATCTGCTGGCGGAAGCGGAGGTACAGGAACAGGTGTAGTAAATTCCGGCGGTGGTGGTGGTGACGGAGGAAACGGTGGCAATGGTGGTAGTGGCACTTATAGTACAGGTGGTGCTGGGGGTGTTGGTACCCAAAGTAGTATTACAGGAACAGCGCTTTATTATGCAGGTGGTGGCGGTGGTGGCGGTTATTATACTGCAGGTGTAGCATCTGGAGGTTCTAGTGTAGGCGGAAATTCAGGTGGACAAATGAGTCAACCAACTGCTGGTACAGTTAATACCGGTAGTGGGGGTGGTGGTAGAAACAACTGGAATAATCCAGGTGTTGGAGCATCCGGAGCATCAGGTGTTGTTGTTTTAAAAATACCAGATGCAAACTATTCAGGTACAACCACCGGTAGCCCTACTGTAGATACTTCAAGTGTAAGTGGGTTTACAATTTTAAAATATACCGGTAGCGGTAGTTATACAGCTTAATATGGCACATTTTGCAAAAATTAATTCAAATAATATTGTTGAAATAGTACATGTAGTAAACAATGAAGTTATTAAAAAAGAAGATGGTACAGAAGATGAATCAAAAGGTAAAGAATTTTTAGATTCATTATTTGGTTCTGCTACATGGGTACAAACTTCTTATAATAATAACTTTAGAAAAAATTATGCTGGAGTTGGTTATACATATGATATTACACGAGATGCTTTTATACCACCCAAACCTCATGATTCGTGGGTTTTAAATGAAAATACATGCCAATGGGAAGCTCCTATAGAATTTCCTGATGTAAATAATAGGTATAATTGGAATGAAGAAAATCAAGAATGGGATTATGTAGGCCCTGCTTTATTTGAATAATATGAAAAAAAAATTTAAAGATACTGTAGTTGGAAAATTTTTATTAAATAAAATTCCAACTGTAGTTGGATCAATAGCTAGTGGTACACCAGCTGGCAGTATTATAGAAGCTATAATAGGTAGCAGTGAAATGTCTGATGGCGATAAAGAAATTGCATTAGAAAAACTAAAACTTGAAAGAGCTGAAATAGATGGAACAACAGAAAGATGGGTTGCAGATGCCAGCTCAGGAGCGTGGCTTGCGGCTAATGTTCGTCCATTAACATTAATATTTTTAACAGTAAGCTATGTAATTGGGTGGTACTTAGGTTATCCACTTGATTCAATAACCGGTTTATTAACAATAGTAATCGGAGGCTATTTCGGATCACGAGGTGTTGAGAAAGTCTTTGGAAACAAAATGCACAAATAAAATGCAAGACTTAAGAATTTATGGTATAAGTTTAGGAGGCTTCACCTTTTCTATAATGCCAGATATAAATCCGCTGCTACAAACAGTAGTATTATTATTAACTATAATATATACCATAATAGGTATAAAAAACAAATTAAATAATAAATAAAATGCCTTTAAAATACTTTAATGAATCTGAATTTAATCAGTATAAAATGATGGATAAAAAGCTTCTTAAAATGCTAGATGATTTACGAGAAGCTTATGGATCACCTATAAAAATTACATCTAGTTATAGAAGTCCGGATCATCCAATAGAAGCAAAGAAAAAAGCACCAGGTGAACATGCTTACGGTGCTGCTGTTGATATTGCAAGTATTGGTGGTGAAACAACATTTAAATTAGTTAAAGCTGCTATGGACGTCGGCTTTACAAGAATAGGAGTTAGTAGAAAAAATAATTTTGTTCATGTGGGTATCGGTTACCCGGATGCTCCACCTATAACTCTTTGGACATATTAAATAAAATTAAATGGCAAAATTAATTAGAAAAATTAGTATTGGCACTGATTATAAAAATGAAGCAATGCATTACTCTGTAGGCCAAGAAGTTTATGGAGGACATACAATTTGTGACATTTTAGAAGAAGAAGGTGCCTATAAAATTTATATTACAAAAAATAAAGAAGTATTACCGTGGAAACACTTTAATGGTAATATGGCTGTATCTGTTGAATATAACTTAGATTATTAATGCAATCTTTATTTGAATATATTATATCTACTGAAAATCGCTACAACAACATTATTGATGTTGAGGGTAAGGAATTAGTCGTTAATACAGAAGTTACTGAAAGAGATTATATGTTTGTTAATCGTATAGGTAAAATAGTAAAGTTACCATTATATAATAATTCAGAACTAAAAGAAAACGATGAAGTTATTGTGCATCATAATGTTTTTAGAAGATGGATTGATGTAGAAGGAATTCAAAAAAATTCTTCAAGCTTTTTAAATGAAAATGAATATTTAGTTTCTGAGGATCAAATATTTGCTTATAAAAGAAATAATAAATGGAAAAGTTTACCTAATTTTTGTTTTGTAAAACCTTTATATAAAAAAAATAAATGGGCTCTTAAAACAGACGAAAATCTTTTAGGTATACTTACATATAGTAATAGTAAATTAAACCAATTAGGAGTGTCTATTGGAGACGTGGTGGGCTTTACACCTGATTCAGAATATGAGTTTAATATTGAAGGAGAAAAATTATATCGTATTTTTTCACATCACATAACAATAAAATATGGAACAAAAGAGAGACAAGGTTATATTAGCTGCTGAAAAAGCTTTATTAGAACTTGAAAAAGTAATCAGACAAAATATAGATCTTAATGAACTTGATCCTGAAAAAGCTAAAACTGCAGCACAAGCTAAATGGGTTGCAATTGAAGATTCTTTAAAAATTATAGATAAAATTGAAGAAATATCTGATAAGAAAAAAGATAACAAAAAATCAAAAGCTTTTTTGGGTGTTGAAAATAGAATTAAATAATGTATAAACAAACTTTATATAAAATACATACAGATCATTTAGATAAAAAATATACCAAAAATTTAAATAAAAATAAAAAATTTAAATATGGATATAATAGTGATTTAGATTGTGTTATTATTAGTAAGGATGGTACATTAGGTGATATATATGAAATACAAGGTCTTAAGGTAGGTATACCTCAAACCCCTAAAAAAATACACGGTAAAGATTTAAAAAAAGAAAAACAAGTATTTATAAGAAGGGAAAGACCACAATCGTTAACAAGAATAAAAACATTATATGATTTTCAAAGCTATACTGAAGATATTAAAGACCAATATTATAGTTACATCGATAATGAGTTTAATTATCGTAATGATGGTTATTGGTTCATGTGCAACGGTACCCCGTGCTACCTTACAGGATCGCACTATATTTATCTCAACTGGACTAAAATCGATGTGGGCTCCCCAGACTTTCGACATGCAAACAGGATATTTTTCTACTTTTGGGAAGCATGCAAGGCTGATAGCAGATGCTATGGGATGTGCTACCTTAAGAATAGACGGTCTGGTTTCTCCTTTATGGCGTCATCAGAATGTGTTCATCAGGCTACAACTTCAAAAGACTCTAGGTTTGGGATCTTATCTAAGAGTGGAGCAGACGCTAAGAAGATGTTCACGGATAAGGTGGTCCCAATCTCAACTAATTACCCGTTCTTTTTTAAACCAATACAGGATGGTATGGAACGCCCAAAGACGGAACTCTCGTACAAAGTACCATCAAGAAGGCTCACGAGGAATACGATACGAGCCACCAGCCCCGCCTCCTCTGAGATACAGGACGGATTGGACACCACAATTGACTGGAAGAACACGGGGGACAATTCATACGACGGGGAGAAATTACAACTCCTCATCCACGACGAATCGGGTAAATGGGAGAGGCCGGACAACATCCTCAATAACTGGAGGGTTACAAAAACGTGCCTCCGCCTCGGGGCGAAAGTAGTTGGCAAATGTATGATGGGATCCACTTCTAATGCGTTAGACAAAGGTGGTGATAAATTTAAAAAATTATATTATAATTCAGATGTTACAAATAGAAATCGCAATGGCCAGACTACAAGTGGATTATACTCTTTGTTCATACCTATGGAATGGGGTTTCGAAGGATTTATTGATAAGTATGGATACCCTGTCTTCGATACTCCATCAGAACCGGTTGAAGGAATTGATGGCGAACTCATATATACGGGAGTCCTTGAACACTGGGAAAATGAAGTTGAGGGGCTAAAAAAAGACAGCGATGCTTTAAATGAATATTATAGACAATTTCCAAGATCAGAAAAGCATGCATTTAGAGATGAAACTTTAAATTCTTTATTTAATTTAACTAAAATTTATGAACAAATAGATTATAATGAAGAAATGGAATTTAAA